TCATATAATCTAGTGTCATAAATTTGTTTATGAGTTTTTAATTTTAAAGAATTATGTAATAAGTAAGCTACTTGATTATGTGTGTTATATCTAAACTCAATATTAAAATTTAGATGTGCTGGCTTATTGATATAAATAAAATTTTTGAAATTATCCAGGTTCTGAGGTATTCCAACAACAGATGTAAATTTTATTGTAAATGAGTAATTTCCATAATCCTCAACAACTTCAATTTCTCCATTTGTGAATATCTTAGCTTGTTCTTTTAAAACATGAGGTGTAAAAATATTTTTTGATAGTAAAGTATAAATAATTCTGTCTTTTCTATCTTGTAAACTCCAACCACTCTTATAATCTAGTTCCATAAATCTTTCATAGTTTGCTACTTGCTGTTCATTAAAAAAAGCTATAAATAATAGCTCTTTGTATTTCTGTATATCATTTTTAGCATATTCACAGATTAAGTCTAATGTTCTGATTAAATCTTCTTGTAAACTATTTCTAGCTACTTTAGAAACTTTCTTAATTAATCTATTGCTCATTTATAATCACTGTCCCAACTATCAATATCTCATCTTCTGCTATTTCTAAGTTAGAATTAGAATTGTTTACTTTTACAAAGTTATCATTTACTCCATCTATTTCTAAAATAGCTTTCTCTAAACGATTGATAGATAAAATTGTTTTATTAGATTTCTCAAAAGTAGTATTTCCAGTTTTTATAACAGCTTTTAAAAGAGATTCAATCTTTTCTTTTACATCAGATATGGAAAAACCTGCTTTTAATATAACCTGTATACTTACATTTATATTTTTAGCAGTAAAACTGTCAACAGTAACATCAGCCCCAACTGGTCTTCCATCATCTTTTTGTATTCTTTCCCTAACTTTCTGTATTAGAGATGAATCAGCCACATCATTATTATAGTTAGCAATTAGTACTTTAACAGTTCCATTTCCATTCCAAAGAGGCTTTATTAATACTTTTCCAACTCCATCAACTTGCTTAGCCCATTGCTCATAATCATAAACATTTCCACTATGAGCAGGTCTTGTAGCTTTTTCCTTAGCTCTTGCAACTAATACAGAATTAGGCTCTTTATCATATCCATTTATAATTTCTTTTTCATTTATAACACTGTAAATATTACTATTTTGAATTTCAAAAGTTGTAATTTCTCCTATTGCAGCATTACCTATTTTTCCTTCAGATAAGCATTCTATTTCTATTTCTGCAACTCCAGTTGTACTCAAGTATTCTTTCTTTAAAGATTTATATTTTATACCATCTCTATTAAGAAATATTGTATTTTCTTCTATGATAGAGTTAGCTTTTCCTGTTACTTTTAAAACACCTTTTGCCTTAGTTCCTGATCTTCTTTTTACTCCAAACATTAGAGCATGTTTATCAATGTATTCATCTTCTGTTGCAGTATCAATAAAAGTTTGTTTTTCCCAAAATTCTAACTCTTTGTAAACTTCTTCAGCTGTTATTCCAAAAGTGGTAGCAATATCAAAATTGAAAGTACCCTCCATTTTTGAAAGTGGGTTTTTAAGATTATCTAAGAAATCATTTCTTAATTCTATTTTATCTTTCATTTACACCTCCATTTCTAGCTCCCCATACACAGTTTTAACATTAAAGGTTATTTGTGGAACATATTCATCTTCATTAGAAATCTCAAAATTATAACATTCTAAAATATATGGATTTACTAATAAAGTATCTCTTATTTGGTTAATCATTAATGCATCTTTTACAGATTTTTGATAGACAGTACCAATATTAGTTTCTAACTCACTTCCATAATTGTCACTGTGCACATCAGTATATCTAAATCTTTCAGTTTTTAACGCCTTAAATATCCATACTTTTAAAGCTTCATTTTTCTCTAAAACTTTAATATCGTTATTTTCATCTTTTATATATTCTCCAGTTTTAAAGTCTATAGCATATTCTTTAAAAATTGGAATTTCTTCAGCTTCAGTTTCTATCTTTTTAAGAAAAATATTAAAATCTTTTTCCACATTACACCCCCTTTATTGCACCACTAGGCATTTTAACTATCTTTGTTACAACTACATAATGCACTCCTAAAACAAGAACTAACACTTCATCCCCTTTTTGAAGTGTATCCTCAAACCAAATATCTTTGTGAGATTTGTAAGTGCCACTGCCCTCATATTTCCCACTTCCAGTTAATTTTGGTATATAATGCCCTGCTGTATCAGATGTAGTATTGTCATAGTCATAGTTAGATACATCTATTTTTATTTCATCAATAACACCATCTATTGTATAATCCCTATGATAATGAGGTAATAGATAATTACTGCAATATATTTGCTCTGTTGGTATAACTTGTCCATCAAATTCAATAGTTAAGTTTGGTGGTGGAGTAACGACAGAAGCCTTTATGATAGATGTTCCTTTTGTGGCTTGACCTATCATATCACCAATTAAAATTCCTAATTCACTCATTTTTTCTTTTTATCCCACCCTTCTGGAAATAATTCATCCAACTTACTTTTCTTCTTACCTTTTTTCTTTTTCTTCTTTTTAACTTTTTCTTTATTCTCAAATTGCACTTTATCCATAACATTTTCAAAAGCTAACTCAATATTACAGAAATATGTTTCTCCTTCAAATATATGAGTATCTGATTTAACTAAGAAACTCCCAATAAGCCCTGTATGAGGCTCTTGTATTCCAATGTTATAACCTGCTTGAATTAATATGTTTCCCAAGCAATATATCCTTGCACTTTTCTCTACGCTTTTTAACATATCCTTAGCATTTGCTATATTATCTACATCTTTTTCATATTGCATAACTTGTTGGAATAGTCCAAATTTCTTTTTATCTTCTGCATTTTCTACTTTATTGAGTATTTGTTGTTTTTCATTTTCTACTTTATAGATAACGATTTGATTTATCAGATTCTCTATGCTTTCTTCATATGAAGAAGTTGAAATGTTGTCAGCACTTGTCAAAAGAACATCTGTATAAGTACCTTGTTCAATTACATCTATTGCTTGTTCATTGCTCACAATAGAATAAATCTTTTTATTTTTTCTATGTTGAATAGTGTAAGCATTCAATATAATTTCATAGCCAGTTCTATCAATAGCTGGATAAGTACAAGTAACCTCATCTTTGGGAATTTTGCCTATTTTTAAATTAAGTTCTCCACAAATTTCTTTTAATATTTCACTTGGCTTTTTTCTAAAAAAGTTCTTAACAAAGTTATTCTTATTCAGATAAATAGAATTGTCATATGCATAAAAACTTTTTAATTCAGTTTCCCCTTTCCTAGAATGTTGAAAAACCTTACCATAAAATAACTTTTCATCTTCATAAGAAAATATAATTTCATCTCCAATATAGGTTATGATATCTCCTAGATACTCAACTTCTAGTTTCCTTGCAGTTCCATGAATTGCTCCACTCCAAATAACCCTAGTAAATATATTTTTATACTCTTTTCCATTTACATATATTTTTAATTTCTCCATATATTTACCTCTCTAATAGTCCTCTTGCTACATCAGATAAGGTCTTGTTTTTCTTTATTTCTACAAGAGTTATTTCTACATCTATATCTCCAGTTCTTTCAGTAACTGAAAAATACAAAGTTTGGATATAGCATTTAAAAAAAATGTTAAATTCTGGGATAATTAAAGTTAGTTTTTCCTTATCATCCTTTAATTTTTTTAAGGTTTCCATAGAGTTAGTAGGAGCAGTAGACAGAACAAAATTAAAAAAAGGAGATTTCATACTTGGTAAAAAAGTAGAAAAACTAATCTTTTCGGCTTTTCTATTTCCAATCAATGTTTTTTCCCCTAAATCAATTATTTTTATAGTTTGTAAATCCTGCTCACTCTCTATCCTTAAATCCAATGGTGGTACTACAAAGAAAAAAGGAGTATTAGTGTTATCTTTAACCAGGATAAATGTTGGTCTCATAACATCATCTCCTTATTTTGTTATTTGTACAAAATTTCTTAATTCTGCAATTATTTTTTGTTTAGACATCTCAGCAGTTTTCTCTATATCAACTTCATTTTTTATTACAACTCCCCCCATATTAACATTTACTTGAGGAGAAAATGTAACATTTTGAGGAGGTATTTTAATATCATTATTATTTTTTTTGTCTTCTGGAACTTTTATTTTTTCAGAAGGTTTAACTATATAATTTGGATTTTTACTCTCTACTACTATTTTGTTATTTTTTCTTTGCTCTTCAATAGCACTAATTAATTTAGAAGTTAACCTATCATAATTAGGGGTTGCTATTTTTATTATTTCTTTTTTAGGTTCTTCTTTTTTGTTAGAAATATCTTTTACTGGTAGATTTAAAGCTTTATCTTTTACAAATTTATCTTTGTCATTTTTAAGATTAATAATAGGGGAGATAGTAGGGATATTCTCTTTTTTAGATTCAAGAATTTTGTTTCTATCTATCTCTACATTTACTTGGGGGGAAAATGTAGTTGATAACGGGGATACAGGAGCTTTAAGTCCTAATTTGTCACTAACTTTTTCTAAATCTGTCTTTTCTTTATTTTGGCTTATATTTATTGTTCCAAGTGGTCTATTTAAAGAATTAACAGTTTTATTTTTTTGAATTGTTTGCTCTTTTGATAATTCTTCTGGAGTTAATTTAGCAATTCTTCTTCTTTCTTTAAAATCTTCTTCTGTTTCTTTCATCAACTGCTCTATTCCTTTTCCAGAATTTTTATTATTTCTTAGTTTTTCTTTTAACATATTTTGTTTTATATACATTATATTTTCATCAGTATCTGTTTTACTGTTTCTCAAGTCCATTGTTTCTATGTCTTTTTCAGCCTGTGCATTAGCTTCATCCCAAGTATAGCCTTTTGCTTGATACTCTTTTCTTAAGTCCCATTTATTTTTAGTTCTTCCTATTTTCTCTCCTGCCCAATCTCCAACAAATTCACCTACCCTATATGCAGCATAACTTCCTATAACATATTTCCCAGAACCTGGAAAAATATTTTCTGCCATAGCTGCTACTTTTAATGCTGCAAAACCTTTTATAGCTTCTGCTGTAAGAGCAAATATTCTATTAAAATAGGCTTCAACATTTTCTGTGTTAAAAGTACCTTTAGAATTTAACTCAGCCATTTTATCAGTAAATTTATTAATAAAATCAGTTGCTGTTGGAGCTAATCCCTCTCCAATTGACAATTTTAAATCATCAACAGCACTTCTAAATTCAGCTATTTTATTTTTTGTCGTGCCCGACATTTCTTCAGCCATTTTATCAGTTGCTCCATTAGCATTTTTTATAGCATTTTCTGTTTTTTCCATATCCTCTTTAGTAGTTCCTAATAGAATTGAAAAAACTCTCATTCCTTCTGTTCCAGCAATAGTAGCTAAGAAATAGTTTCTTTGTTCTTCTGTCATTCTTGCTAGTACAGGCTTCATTTCATCTACAATTTTTCTTAATCCTTTAAACTTTCCTTTATTGTCATATAATGATATTCCAACTTTTTTCATAGCTTTCTCCATATCAGGAGTAGCTTTTGCAAGTCTTGTATAAATACCCCCTAGTAATCTTCCAGCTTGTCCTCCTTTTATGCTGTTATTTGCTAAAGTTCCCAAAATTATATTTACTTCTTCCATACTTTCAAAACTTCTTGAAGTGGATGCCACATACTTATAAGCTTCCCCTAGCCCTGCTATACTTGTATTTGTATTGTTAGCTGTTGCAGCCATAACATCCATAAAATGGTCTGCATCTTGTAATTTTAATCCAAATGCAGTTAAGTTATCTGTAAGAATATCTGATGTACTAGCTAAATCTTCACCAGAAGCAATAGAAAGTTTTAAAAGTTTTGGTGTCATTTCCAACACTTCATTTGTTTTCATTCCAGCCATAGCTTGATACATTTGTGCTTGCGCCACTTCTTGTGCTGTAAATCTTGTACTTCTTCCGAGTTCTCTTGTTTGAGCCATTAGCATATTTTCTTCTGTTGCTGTTGCTCCCATAATAGCTTTATTTCTTCTAACTTGGTCTTCTAAATCTGCAAAAGCAGTTAAAGAACTACCAGCAATAGCACCTATTCCAGCAAGTCCACCAATAGCAACTGCTCCGAATTTATTAAGTCCACTATTAACTTTTTCCCAGTTCATAGATTGAGCTTTTTGATAAAGTCCTGCAAGTCCTTTCTCCGCTTTGGATATTACAGCTGTAAATTTATCTTTAAGTTCTAATCTAGCACTTAATACATGTTCCAAATTTTCTCACCTCCAATAAAAAAAGAGGAGCTTTTATACTCCTCTTAATGCTATTTTATTTCTGATAATTCTTGTTCCTTATCCATTAAGTCAATCATTGCCTTTAATCCAGCTTTGTCAGCTTTTGTTAAAGTAAAATCATAAACATTTTCTCTGCCTTTTAATCTTATTTTCACATTATCAGAGTTTGCCATAGATCTAACAATTCCTTTGTTTGTATTGTCTAGAAAAACATCATATGTTTCATAAACATATCCATAACCAACATCTGTTTTTTGCTCTAACTTAGGAAAATCTATTGTATATTTCCCTGAATCTGTTATAACAATCATATTATCAAAAAATATCCAATCTTTACCTGTATAACTAACAACTAATCTATAAAACATTGGTTTTGTATAAGTCTTTCCTTGAAAGCCACCATAAACAGAAATATTGTTCTCTACTCTTTTGTTAGTTACCCAAGTCACATCTTGAAATTCATCATATTTTTGAGAAAGATTATTTAGAATACTAAAGATTTCTTTTTTTACTTCCATTCTTTTTTCTTCTATTATTTTTTCTTTTTCTAATCTTTTAGCTTCTTCTTCTTTTAATTTTTCTAATTTTTTATTTTCTTCTTGAAGTTTAATTACAGATTGTTCCTTTATTTTTTGCAATTCATCTTTTTTAATAAAATTAGGATATTTTTCTTCAAATACTTTTATTTCATCAAGAACTTTCTGATATTTTTCCTTCTCAAATTTTTCTACAATTACATTAAACTTTCTTTCACTTTCTTTTCTTAGCTCTCTCTCCTCTTTACTCTCACAAGCAAATAATAAAAATGTAGATAATAAAATAACTAATATCTTTTTCATTTTCTTCCCCCCTAAAATGATATAATACTATTTGTACTATAAATATTAGAGTTTGTCAAGGGATAAAACAAAAAAGCTTTATAAAAATTATTATTTACTATATAATTAAAGTCAGGAGTAGAAAAATAAAAGGAGATGATATTTAAAAATGTTACAAATGATTTTAGTTTCATCATCAAATGTTCATTCTGTTGGTTATGATAAAAATACATCAACTCTTTATGTAAAATTTCATAGTGGTCAAACCTATGCTTATTATTCTGTACCTGAGTTTCATTACACTGGACTTTTAAATGCAAGTTCAGTTGGTAGTTATCTTGATACTTACATAAAAAAAGGTGGATATACTTATAGAAAATGTTAATCAATAATTTTTAATACAATCATAGGACCTTCTAATTTTTTTATTTTAACTTTATATGGTTCAATTTCAATTTTTTCTACTCCTTCTCTTTTAGATATTTCCTCAACTAATTTATAAGTTGGTATTTCCTTTAGTTCCATATTTTACCTCCAATTAAAAGAAAAAGAGAGTTAAAAACTCTCTTAAATATTTAAAATTATTATTTTCTTTGAATTGCCTCTCTAACAGTCCAACATTGAATTGTATCTCCAACCAATCTAATTTTTACTACACTAGCAAAATCTGCTGTATCAACTACTTCAACTTCTAATCCTGGTTTTAAGTAACCTCCATTACCGCTATTTATCAGTTGGTTCATATATTTTTCCAAAGCAGGCATATCTTTTGAATTAACATACATAAAGATATCATCCAATTGTTCTTTTGTTCTCGTATAAGGAAATGTACCATTCTTAGTAACATATCTTGTAGCACCAAAACTAATAATAGAAACAAAAATAAACAACATTAATAAAAACTTTTTCATAAATCTCTCCTCCTAAAATGAATTTAATATACAATATTATAGCATTATTCTTTTAAAAGGTACATATAAAATAGGTCTTTTTCAGAGAGTTTTCTAAGTTCTTCTAAAGTATGCCCTCTATTCAAGTAATGAGCAACTGTACTTAATTTCCAGTCGCTCTCTATTAGTTTTTTGTTTCTTCTGCTAGTCTAACCAAATCTACTTCACCATACCCAGAAGCTACTAAAATAAGATCAGATAACTTATAGATTGTTGGGTCCTTTAAAACTTTTGCTACAACTTGTGTTGGCCTAGCTTTGCAACCTAATCTATCTATTAATTTATCATCTCTAAAAATAGGACAAGAATTATATATAACCTCTAAATCCTTATCTTTCTCTTTAGACAAGATTAAATCTAAGTAATCCTCTTTATTTAGCAACTCACATTCAATCTCTCCATTAAGTTCTTTTATGTGGATTTTAACTTTTTTTCTTTCTTCATTATTTATTTTTTTACTATTTTCAAGTAACATTTCAGTAGTAACTAACATCTAAACCTCCTATTTTATATCATTTTCATATTTTAGATCCTCTGGAGTAAATCCAAATGGGTATTCTTCTTCAACAACTTCTCCTTTTGTAATGTTAATTAAATCAATTGAATTAAACCAAACATTATCAAGAGAGATTCTTTCTTCTTGTTTTCCTGGTGTATCTGGGTCAGCTAGATTAGTAACTATTCTAACTCTAACATCTCTACCCTTTACTAATTTCTGAAGTATCTTTTTTCCTCTTGAGTATACTTTTTCAAGTATAACACTTCCTTCACCCTTTAAAGCTACAATTTTACTATCCACAGATAGCCCTAATTGTACATCTTTTCTGTCTGCAGTTACTTTTGCATTTACTTTTGTAAATTCTGCTATTTTTTCATTGTCTATCCAAAGAGTACCATGTGCACCAGCAATGGTATGGTAGCCTCTTATATTTGTATCTGCCATTTTTACCTCCTATTACATTTTTATAACCAAGCTAAGATTTGCCATAGTATCAGCAAATCTAACATCACCAGTTAAAAACACATCATCACCAGATGGATATTTTAAGATTTCCATTTCAGTCATTTCTTCAGGCTCTTTTCCATCTAAAACAATTAATCTCTTTTGTGCTTCTAAGTCTATTTCAATCTTATTGTCGTAGTCTCCACTTAATACATTTGGAGCCATTTCTTTAAAATAAACCTTAGTGACATTAGAGCAGAAATTCATTTTATTGTTATAGTCATTTATATAAATTCCTAACCAATAATTTTTAAATGTATCTCTTATGTCATCAGTTATAAAGCACATCCCCTCAACTATTTTGATTTTTCTTGTATCTTTTTTCCAAGTGCTATCAAAAGTAGTTTTTGAGTTCACTCCATAATTAACTCTAACTTTTTCATCATCATTGTATAGAGAGAATTTACCAAGTTTTGGCTCAAAGTAATCTACTTCTTTTAAATCGCTCATTACAAAGTTATCTGCAGAACGATTAAGAGGCATTCCTGCTATAAGTCCTGCTATTGCTACAGTGTATTCTTGTGCTGTAAAATCTCCATATATAGATTTATAAGTTCCAGTATTTCCTAACTCTACAATAGCCACATGGTCTGTATTATTAGCAAAGCTAGAAACATATTTAACAGTCTTACCTATTGCTCCATCATTTCCAAATACTTGTTTAACCCAAGTTACAAGTTTTTGGTCATCTGCTTGTTCTGCTCCTGGATAACTTAACCAATGCATTTTTCTTTCTTTAAATTCACCTAGAATATCATCTAAGTTCTCTCCAGTTTGTAACACTCTTATTAATACTTTCTTAGCTCCATAGTGCATTGCTAATTTAATGTATTTAACATTCTTAGCATCCCATTCTTTTTCTTTTAAATCTGCTATTGTTTTTAGAGTATTCCATTTAACAGTTTTCTTAGTATCTTTTAATATTAAGCAAACTATACCTCTTTCACTTCTTTGTATAGCAGTTGTTGCAAGAGTTTTAAACTCTATATTAATGTTTGGACTAGCTTTTATTTGTCCTACTTCATTCCCCATTAATTGCTACCTCCTTCTTTAAATCTTAAATTCAAATCTTGCATAAGTTCATAATCATAAGGTTTTCCATATAAATCATATAGACTTAAAGTGAAAACATAATGTCCAACTCTATCTACAATTTTTATATCTGTGTTCCTTAGAGTTAAAAATCTATCTAACACATGCAAAACTTTTTTACCTTCAATTTCCAAAGCATTATCTAAATTTTCTAAATTTTCTAATATTTCAGCATTAGTTAATTTTCCATTTGTTTTTGGATAATAGATAATATCAATATCTATTGTTTTTAGTTCCCTATATTCAGAATTAAACTCTTTCTTATAGCTAACTAAATCTACATAAAAACAAGGCTTTTTGACATTGTCTATATCTTCACTATATGGATTTGCTTTTAACTTTTCTGAAATAATCTTATTTAATGCATTCCTTATATCTACCCATTTCATTTCTTTATCAATCCTCCATAAAAATTTTTTAAATCTTTATAGAATTTAATTTGTCTCATAGCTACTGCTGTTCTAAGCATAAATCTACCTCTGACAAAAGGAGCTACTAACTTTTTACCAATAGCAGGGACATATCTCCCTACTTTTTGCCTATGACCATACTCAACATGTGCTGCATAGTCAGTCATGTTAAACACAATCTGAGTAAATTTTTTACCAGTTAATCTTTTTCCATTCTCTCTGTGCCAACTACCCTTTAATGTTCCAGTATCAACTGGTGTTAAATCCTTAACATCTGTCTTTAATTCTTCTGCTTGTAGCATCAAAAATCTTTCAGTAGCTTGAGGAGCTTTTGTTTTTATTTCATCAAGAATTTTGCCAAACTCTTTAAACCCTTTAAGCTTCATAATCTACCTCATTTTCAGAGACTTCTGTTAAGACTATTTCCTTGTGTTTTATTATGTTATATGCCAAAGGTTTAGAGGCTTTGAACATATAAATAGCTCCATCTGCTTTCCTTGTAACTTTTAGTAAGTCATTTTGCTTTATATCTACATCTAAACCTACAAAAAGTTTATATTCTTGTGAACTGCTATTGACTGATCCAGGTGTAACACTTCTCAACCATTTCT